ATATTCATGTCGATACCATTTATTTTGATGAGGCACACAACTCGGTCCAACGTAACTTTTTCCCTGCTACGGAGCACTTCTCTTCTGTTGCTGACCGCTGTTATTTCTTCACTGCTACTCCTAAGCATTCTGCTACGATTTCCAAACCTGGGATGAACATGCCCGAGGTTTATGGTCAAGTGATCTGTAATGTCCCTGCTCCCGAACTGGTGGATCAAGGATACATATTGCCCCCTAAAGTTGTCGTGAAGCAACTTGAGATGGTTCAGGACAAGCAGATGATTGCTGATCGTGACTCTGCTAATCTGCTGGAGACGATTGATGATAATGGTTTGGATAAGATTCTGATCTGTGCTCGTTCTACCAAACAGATCGTCAATCTGGTCTCTCAGTCTGACTTCTGCTCTGACCTCAAGGAGCGTGGATATTCTTGGATGTATATTACTTCCAAGACTGGTGCCGTGATTGATGGTCAGAAGGTTAATCGTGAGGTGTTCTTTGATACTCTCAATGCCTGGGGCAAAGACTCCTCTAAGAAGTTTGTGGTTCTGCACCACAGCATTCTGTCTGAGGGTATCAATGTGTCTGGTTTGGAGGCAGTGTTGTTCATGCGGAACATGGACTACATCGGTATCTCCCAGAGCATCGGGCGTGTGATCCGCCTGGGGGGCGCCCAGAAGACGTTTGGACTGGTCTGTGTGCCTGTCTATGACAAGGTGGGCATCAGCACCGCCAAGAGCGTTCAGGCGGTCGTAGACACCGTATTCCAACAGGGTCAACCTGCCATCAGCATTGTCAGGCGCTGACTTTTCTGCTATAATACTCACACACAAGGAGGAACCCCCTAATGCGCTGCAAAGTCCAACTCTACGTCGCTGGTCGCACTTTTGATGAAATTGTTGAAGCACGGGACTATGAAGATGCCCGTCGTACTGCTCTAGCACGTAATCCTACTGCTAAAGTTGTTGGTGTCACTGCAGTATTCGGATGAGCGAAAACTTTCTCAAACCATTTGTTCCTCGTCCTGGTGTCCTTGATCCTAAACCAGGAGATCCAGAAGGTTATGTGACTAAAGACGGAATGTGGGCTGCTGTCCCCTGGACTGGTAAAAAATTCATTATCATTCATAACGGGCAGCAAGTTCACACCGCTAACAATTATTCATCGGCAAAGTCTTACATCTTGAAGCAAGTCAATGCATCAAAGAAAAAGACTACAAGTATCGATCAATTTTTTAGTTAAATAGTACAATTACATTGAACATTATGGATGAAGCACAAGACGTTAAATGGAACCGAGGACTGGATTTGTTTATTGAAAGTGTACACAAACCAGACCACGAACTTCGTCAGTGTGCTCACAATCAAAAATGTTACAATGAACTCATGGCAGTTCGGGAACATGTGCTAGAATATCTTTAGAATCTAAAAATAAATAAACTATATCTGGAAAGACTTATGTTATCCACACAATATAGATTGAGACTGGAAGCAATCTGTGAAAAGATCGTTCTACACGAAGAAGTCAGTCTTGAAGATATGATTTGGGCAGAGAAACTTGCCAAGGCAAACCGCTCTGCTGGTACAATGCTTCGTCAGGCAAGAAGAAGAGCAGAAAACCCTGATATGGTTGAGGGTGACTTAGATGATTTTATGAATCAGTTGGATATTGGTGGTTTAGGTCATGAACGATTTGGTCGTCGCGGTTTTGATAGTGTAGATGACTTACATGATTGGTTTAAACGTGATGAAGACGAAACTGATTGGAGGACCAGAGATTGACATACGACGAGTTTATTCATAAAGGCACCGAGTTCTATATGGAAATGGTACGTCTTGTTGATGTTAAACTCAAATATCGTTTGGAACTGACTGATGAAGAGAAGGAAATAAAGGACCACATTATGGAATTTCAGCATCAGGTCAAGATTAATGAGATGAGAGATAAGTTTGAGAAATGTTTAGGACTTGACGAACAGGGATAGATACCCTATAATACCCATATATAACTCTTTCATTATGGACTACAAACCCTACAGCGTAGAGTGGACCAGGCGGCGATATCTTGCCGAAGCAATCCAACAATACTTTGATACCGATGCTCCTGCGGATGTGATTCTGGGAGATATTGTGGATGTGCTTGGGCAGAATGCTGCAGAGCATCAAAGTCGTGCCGAAAAGTTTAAAGAAGTTCTAAATGGATTGAAATCAGTATGAGTTATAAAGTTATTGATAATTTTTTAGATAAGAATGAGTTTAAACAGATTTCTAATTTGATACTTGATAATGAAGAAGGATTTGAATGGTTCTTCAGTGATGGTGTGACACATGTAAAAGCAGAATCAGAAATATGGTCAACCTATTTTGTACATGTTTTTTATATTTCTAACGTTCCTAATAGCAGACATTTTCAATTTTTAAATCAAATTTTTGCTTCAAAACTTGATAAAGAAAATCCATTAAGATCTTGGTTAAGAATTAAAGCAAATCTATATCCCAATACTGAAAATATAAAAGAACATACTAAACATTCTGATTACGATTTTTCACATAAAGCAGCAATATTTTCTTTGAATACTTGTGACGGATTCACACGGATGTCTGATGGCACTAAAGTTGATAGTGTTGCAAATAGATTGATTTTATTTGATGCCCATGACGAGCACAATTCTAGTACAACTTCTGATTCTAAATATAGAGCAAATATAAACTTTAATTGGTTGTAAGATGTCTCTCTTCTTAGACTATAAAGAGATTCTACCAGAATTGCAGATATTATCCGACAATTTTGATTCAATTCACGATGAGTTTGTCACAAATCGAGAATCTCTAGAAATTAGGGATTTTACAGATCAACAAAAGGAATATATTACACAAAATAAAAGAGGATTTCCAATTCAATTCAATAGTTATTTGGATGCCAAGCAAACCAATAGTGATATTGGATGGCATATGGGAGCATTGAGTTACCATGGAGTATTTCATCCATGCAATGCAATGTACCTTCCTATATTATGTCAAACACTTTCTTCCATTAAAGCAGTATTAGTTGCGGGAATCAACGTATTACATCCAGGAGCTTCATTAGATTGGCATTGTGATAAGGATTATGGTGGTGGAGGATTGAATACCTATCGTGTTTTGTGGGGAATTGATGTTCCAGTAGAAGAAGATAAATATTCGATCTTTCAAATGAAAGATGAATCTGGAAATGTAGAAACTCAATTGTTTGAGAACAATAAGTTTTATACTTTTGACTCAAATACTACTCATCGTGTTGAGAATATGATGTCTCAACCAAGAACAGTGATAGCAATGGATGTGTTTGCCTCTAAAAGTCTTGCACACATTAATAATAAACCAAATGTATTTTTTAGAAGTATGCTATGAATAAAATAGATCGTTTCTTTACTCTTGAGGAGTTAAATCCAAAACTTAAACTTGTTGAGGAAAGATTTGAAGAGATTCAAAAAGAATTTCTTGACAATTTCGATAAGATTTATTGGTGTAACTGGGGATATGATACTGGGTATTCTGGTCATACTGCAATTGCTTATGCTGGTTGGCAAATTGCTCCGATCTTTATGGAGTGTAGAGATCCCTTTAGTGCAAAACTAATCACTGATGATGAATGGGACTCATTTGTTAAAATAGCACCCACAATTATTGGCAAAAACTTTGGAGATCCAATTTTTGTTAAAGAAGAAAAAATTGGATATCACAGAGAAAACTCTGAATTACTTCCTATTCTCACATCAACAATGAGAGAGGCTGGAATTAAGAGAAGATTTGGTATTAGTATGGTTGGTCCTGGTAAAGGTATTGGTTGGCATCTTGATCCAGATCCAGAACGTGATAATCTAGCAATTATTCGTGGTCTCTGGGGACTTGATGTTCGTCAGGAAGAAGGTAAAGAATGTTATCTAATGTTTGGTAACAATAGAGAAAAAGCAGAGAAAAGATTGTTCGTAAACAATCAACACATGTTCTTTTGGGGTAGAATTCGCCATAAAGTAGAAAATGAATTATCTACACCAAGATACTGCCTCTGTTTTGATCAGGAAATTGACAAAGATTTTTTGAGAAGTTTGGGATGACTTTAACCGAAAAAGCACAAATTTATAAAAATGTTTGGTGCTGTGCCTATCGTAGAAGACACGCTGCAAAACTTAAAGAAGATTGGGACTTGTATCAGAGAGAGCACCAAACTGTGCTAATGTGTCTTAAAATAGCAAAATGGACAATCTTTGATTCTGAAAACCATCATTACTTAAAAAAGAGGAAAGTACATTGACTGAACGATCTCAATCATTAATGAATCAAATATGGGAAGCACGAAATGCTGGTGCTGATACCGAAGAGAAGTTAATTGCTTCTGTTTTGCGTATTGCTGCTGAAAACATTCAGTTTTATACTGCTCAAAATGACTTGATTGTTCTTGATAAAAATGATATGCTACAACTAGCACAGGAATTGGAAGAATGAAACTATTTCAAGTCGCAAAGTGGGGAGTCAGAGAAGACTACGGTAAAGAGTTCTACTTTTCACTCTTTCTAACCGAACGATATGCACTTCTTCAAGTCGCAATTGACTTTGGTGAGTATGGTAACTGGATAGAATGGCCTTATCTACAAATCTCTATGGGATATGGTAGATTATTCTCATTTCTATTCACTCTTGGTAAGTTAGGATTTAGTTTTGATATTGCAGGTCGTAACTGGCGGGATGAATTGTTCTATGTCCAAAAAAATGAACTGGATTGAGTATTACTTCGGTCACTGCTTCCAAACTGGATGGCGTGAGATGTGGAATAACTTTAAGATGTGGAGAGACCTTATCAGTGGAAACTATGAGGGATATGCTCTCTTGGATGATGATGACCCCTACCAAGAGTGTTATCAATGGTTCTGGACGAGTATCAACCTAGATGAAACTTATCCCAAAGAATTTCTTGAGTATCTGATGGAAATGTGTGATCGTATTGATAGAGGTGAAGAGAAAGTATATCCACTTGATGAAGACTTTTTTGATAGAATAAAAGAACTTACTGATGGTGTTGATGTAGATTTGTTTGATGATGAAGATGATGAGGACACTTGAGGAACTGGCACACTCACTCATAGAATGGGTGGAATTTCCATTATAATACTTTCATACGCAACAGACCAATGACTTACAAGGCAACCCTTAAAGTTCAGTTTGATACTGAGTGGACTTCCACTCATTATAGCAGTGGTTTTGATGATTCAGTGTTGCCTGAAGAGCATTATACTTTTCAGGTTCCTGCTGAAGATCTTAATGTTCATCAACTTTTTCGCTTCTTTGCAACTGTTGCCCGTGCGATGGGTCACGATGAGATCAACATTATGAGAGGTGCTTGTGGTGTCGCATTTGGTGAGGACCGAAGAGAAGAAGATATGCGTAAAGTTGCTGATGAGTTTGAACTGACTTTGGGTGAAGACCTGAGGAAGAAGTTTGATGATATGCAGCAAGCAGAAGAAGAGTGGGCACGACTGAAAAAAGGTCCTATGGGAACTGTCCTGACTGATAAGGAAGATGAAGGATTTGAAGTAGATACTACACTTGATGATGTTTGGCCCGATGGTAGTCCTGAAACTGGGGTAAAAGATTGAAATGCGAAGAGTGACCGTAAAACCAAAGAGTAGCAAGGCTAAGAATCGTCTTGCTAATATGATGGGCAACAACCCCATCTGTATTGTAGAGCAAGATAAGGGAGATGGTATGATGTTTCTCGCATCAGAGAACCAGAAATACTTCTTCTGGGTTAATGTAAGCAACGATTGTAACTGGGAATGTGATTGGGAGGTATTATGAACTACCTTTGTTTTGTTGATGGTCTGCTAGAATACGCTAGTTCTGACCCATCTTCTTTCGCACACTATCAGTCAGTGTATGCCGAAGAGCACAAGAACGCTAATGTTCAGTATCTTACTCTGACTGATGAAGAGTATGATGAAATGTTCCCTTATGAGGAAGATGAAGATGAATGAACAAAAACTCTATGATGTGATTGCCGACTGGTGGGATGATGTATTCTGTAATAATCCAGCACCAGTAGATCGTGATGGTGAATATATGGATAAAACCCCCACCATTATGGACCTTGTTGAGAGTATTGAAAACTGGTTGCCGAAAGAACACGATACCAACAGTTATAAATGGAATGAATGTATTAGAACCATCAAAAGTAAATTACGATGAAACTCTTTGATACCGAACACTATGAGGACTACGGGCACGAATGGTTCTTTCAGGTTCTCACATCCCCCAAGTTTGCTCTGTTTGATTTCACCCTACAGTGGGATGAATATCCTGCCACGGAAATCTTCCCCATGCTGATTGTGAATATTGGTAGTAAATGTTTGTGTGGATTTACTTTCCGCTGGCGAGCATTTGAGATGAGTTGTGATATAATTGATGGGGCACCCAGAAATCTTGAATGGTATAGGAGAAACAAAGATGCCGTTCTTCCCTGATTGCTACGACGAGTGGGGACTCTATAAAATTACCTATGATGGAGACCACAAGATGTATGAAATGCTATTTGAGGGCACAGAAGACCAGTGCCGACAATATGCCTACGACAACTACACAGACAAGGAGCAAGGTGAAATGTGCTTGATGGACTGGGAAGCAAGGGAGTGGGATGTATGACTGATGGTAAGTTGAGGTTCTATGATAAAGGAAAAGAAAATTTCGCAATTGATGGTAGTTCTTGGGGAAAAATCCAAACTCCAGAAATGAAATTAGAGGTTAAAGAAATGACTCACGAAGAAATGCTTGAAGAAGCAGCACGAAGAGAAAAAGAAGAAAAGGTATTAGACATCGCAAGGAACCTTATGGAAGAAAATAAGGAAGCATTCCAACATCTTGCTGCGATTGAAAGAAAAGAACTTGCTGAAAAAGATTTTGAAGACCTCACAAGAGAGCAACGAATTCAACTTGCACTAGAAGAAATTGACTGGATTGTGATTGGTGGGCAAGATGGTGAAGAGTTTTATGGTTCTATTCAGTTTCTTCGTAAAGTATTGAGGAGCTTGGTATGAGTAATTTTTACACTTTACTTCCTGGAACTGATGTGCTCCGCAGTAAGATTGATGTCTTTACTTGGACTAATCCTGCTGATGAGAATGAAACTCACCGAGTAGAACTCACAGTAGATAATGGTGGTATACCTGCGTTCTCTTATACCAGAGCAGAACTCTTCAACACGATTATGAATATCGTAGCACATCCACATCAGCACCTAACAGAACACGATAAGGCACGAACTGCGGCAATCTTTCTGGTGATTGGTGACTACCTTGATAATCACACAGAGAGTGATAATAATCATGGTCACGTCATCTATGAGAAGGATGAAACTGACTTTGAGGGTTATGTGATGGAACTCTTGAAGATTGAAGAGTATGGTCAAGCAACTGTAACGGAGGTATTGAAATGAGTAGATTTCAAGAAAATCCAGACGAAATTGTGCTTCAAGACATTCAAATGTTTCATCTTGAAAGTATGAATGAACGCACACTTTGGATTGGTGTTTATACAGAAGATGATAAAATCTATCACTTGAATATTTCTGCGGATAGTGATAAACTGCGTTATTATTGGAGTGATGAGACCCCGTGAGATTTGAAAACCCAACAAAATGGGAACTATTCCTTGAAGGTTTCCACGACTTTCTGTATGCCTGGGATTGTTATATTGCAGGTGATGAATATAGTTATGATGAGTTCTGGGAGGCACTATCATCTGGATGGTATGATGACTACATCTATCCTTATGATGATGTATTTTATGGACACATTCCTTCACCAGAACGTAAGTTGAGATTAGGTCAAAAACCACCAGTTGTTTATGTTTCAGAAGAAGCATATGATAAACTGGTAGAAGCAATTAACAAACCACCAGAGTATGATAAAAAGATTGCCAGAGTATTAAGTCGTAAAGCACCTTGGGATGATTAAAATGACTACCAGAGCCCTACAAATCTTGGAATCAACGATGGAACTTTCTATGCGTCCTAAAAGTGGCGATAGACAGAAGTTGATTGCTCGTGTGATTCGTGAAGCAGCAGACCGACTTTGTACCGATTGGGGTGAGTTGGAACATCCTGTTGATGTATTAAATAAAATTGCTGATGAGGTAGAAGCATTATGAGTAGTAAAACTTATCTTCAATATGTTGCGATTCCCGCACTTGCGTTTTTCATTTCTGCGATTGTGTCCTATAATCTAACACCAGAGAGGACACCTCAACATAATTCTACAGTGTCTGGGTCTTCTGGTGATCTCAAATGTACTTCGTCTTGTGTTGTTAAAGAACAATGAGAAACTTTGATTATTATCGTGCCGTGATACTTGGAGTAGTATTGGGTATGGCATCTCTCTCACTATTTTATATGGTGGGTGTAGCATTGGATGTCAAAGAACCAGAGACAAAAGTGGAACAACCTGAACCCAATCACGGCACTTACAATGTTGTGAGTAAGTATAAGGATTGTGATGTGGTACAATGGCATTATGGTGCCCTTGCCGAATACAAATACTTTTTACATTGTCCAAAATGACTGAAACATTTAAACAAACTTGTGATAAACCTTATGATCGCCATCACTATAAGTTGGTGTCCACAAATGGTAAAGAAGTTATTTTTGATAACTTTGAAGATGTTCAATTAACTTGGTGGAATAGTCCATCTGGTTTTTTAAGTCACATTGAAGTTCTTGACATTCCACAGAAGAAAAAGAAAACGAAGGGGTTCCAATGATTTCCATTTACGACATGATGCAAGACGAACGACGTTATGGTTGGGTCGTTGATAGTCGATATCAATGGATTAATATGCTTACCAAAATGCAGAAAAATAATCCACAAAGATTTGAAGAATTTAAGTACTCTCAAGAGACGATTTACCATCACCTAGATAGAATACAACAGGAGCAAAACGTTTACGACTAATGAGCGAAGTTCAATTCAAAAAACACAGAGTATTCCGTGAAACAGAAGCGGTTGTATTCTATGATATTTCAGTAGATGGATCTAATGCACAAGACCTTGTATGTCATACTGGTGCTGCTATCTCACCACCAGATGATATTGTAGGCGCCAAACAATTTTATATTCACTATCACCAGATAGACCACAATCGTGTGCTATCTGGACTTCGCACATTTGAACTTGTCAATCCAGAATGGCGTTACCCTTACCATATCGTTCATTTAAATCGCAGTTCAGGCGCTCTAGTCATCCCTAAAATGACTTTCCATCGTTCATATTCTGGTGCTGATGGTTCTATTGTCATCAATCAAGCCATTCGTGATGATGAGTTTGATCCAGAGACGGAGTTTGTTCCAGTATCAGCAGCAAAAAATAAAGATCTATATCATATTCTAGCACACGAAAAACCAGTCATTCATACACTTGGAGAATAAGAATGGGAATGTTTGATTATTTTAGATCATCCTATGATTTGGGTAAGCAGTTCACTAATGTAGTGTGCCAAACCAAAGACATCGAAGAGGGTATTGGTGGTACAATGACTGACTACTGGTTAGATCCCAGTGGTCAGTTGTGGTATCCAAGTTATAATGGCACACATACCTTTGAGACAATCTCAGAGGATGATGAGCGATATAATGATACAGCAAGGTTTCTAAACTTTGAATGGATTCCAACTGGTCAGCATGGCAAATTTCAACCACATCATATCACCAAGTATGTCGAAGTGTATCCTGCTGAATGGGAGGGTAAGTGGGAAGATTGGCCCCGCTTGAGATTACACTTTAGATATGGTAAACTTCAAGACTATGCAGATATTACTGGTCGATGAAAAGACATGGATTTATAAAAGTTCTCAATGATGAACAATGTAAAACTGCTGTAGGTATTGTTGATGACCTTTATGAATATTGGGTCAGGAGAGAACCAGAACCCTGGGATTTTTATACCATAGGGTCCACCAGTTATCAAGAAGGAATGACTCATTCTGAAAGATATACTGCCCAGATGAATAAAATGAATCCAATTTTGAAAAAGAATTTCGAATGGATTTATGATCTTGTCATTGAAAAACTTACTGAGCAGATAGGACCATGTGAAATTATAGATGATCTTGGTCATCCTGGGTTTCATGTACTTGGGCACCCTCCTGGACAATTAAATAATAAACTCACAATGAAGTTGAGTCAAAAACCTTTATTTAAAATTCATGAGGATAGACCATATGCACATCAAAAAGCAAGGATGGTATGGGCAAAATTCAAGGATGTAACAATTCATAATTCATTAACCTGGACATTGCTTCTTGAATCTCCTAAATGTGGTAGTGGATTAGCAATATGGGATGAATCTGTACTAAAACAATATGATACGAATAAAGAACTATCTGATTATGTCAGGGGTTTAAGTCACTATCAAGAGTATCTAAATCATAGACCACCAGATAGTGTGGTATCATATAATCTTGGAGAATCTTTCTTCTTTAAAGGAGTATTGCTTCATCAGATTGCACCTTTCATATCTCTTGAAGAAAATGAAAGGAGAATTACAATGCAAGGACATGGATTACTTTGTGATGGTATTTGGAGGATTTTTTTCTAATGGACTTTACATCTGAACAATATAGACTCATTTATACTGCGGTTCGCCGTTATCAAGAACAGAGTACATATGACCCTAAAACTTATGTTGAGTGTGGGGAAGTGCTTGACGAATTGTTTGATTCAGTGTATACTCAACGGAGAGAACAACCAACTTAATGGAACACACTGAAGAATTCCCCTTTGACGGATTCCCTTGGAAACTTGTGTATAAGGAAGGGAATGAGACTCGCAAATGTTACTTTGAATCAGAAGCACACCGACAAAAGCACATTGATCGCTACAAACTAAAGAAAAAAGATATTAAACTTAGTTACAAATTTGAAGAATGACTATGACTAAAAGAGCACTTATTACTGGTGGTGCAGGTTTCATTGCTCACCATCTGATTGGACAAATTCTCAAGACAACTGATTGGGAAGTGATCACACTTGATCGTCTTGATTATAGTGGAAATCTAAATCGTCTTCACGATCTGATGCTTTCATTTGATCCTGAAGTTCGTAAGCGTGTGAAGATTGTTCACCATGATTTGAAGGCAGAACTCAATCCTTTGGTTCGCTCTGAGATTGGTAATGTAGATTACATTCTACACCTTGCTGCTGGATCTCATGTTGATCGTAGCATTCTTTATCCCATGGAATTTGTCATGGATAATGTTGTTGCGACCTGTAACATTCTTGAATTTGCACGTCTTCAGAAAGATAATCTGGAACGATTTGTCTATTTTGGTACTGATGAAGTTTTTGGTCCTGCACCAAACGGAATCAAATATAAGGAGAATGATCGTTATAATTCGACTAATCCTTATAGTGCAACCAAGGCAGGTGGTGAAGAACTTGCTGTTGCTTATGAAAATACATATAATCTTCCAATTTACATCACCCACACAATGAATGTGTTTGGTGAGCGTCAACATCCTGAGAAGTATATTCCGATGTGCATCAAACGGATTCGTGATGGTGAAAATGTGACGATTCATAGTGATTCTACCAGAACGATTCCTGGTTCTCGCCATTACATTCATGCCGAAGATGTCGCATCTGCTGTTCTATTTCTGTTAAATTATGAGGGTAAGTTCGAACCTACTTGGGGTAATGCTAAGTGTCCTAAGTTTAACATTGTCGGAGCGGAAGAGCTCAATAACTTGGAACTTGCACAAATCATTGCCGAAGCCCAAGGAAAAGAACTGAAGTATGATTTGGTAGATTTTCATTCTTCTCGTCCTGGACATGATTTGCGTTATGCCCTTGATGGTGATAAAATGAAGCAACTGGGATGGGTTCCTTCTAAGTCTGTTAGAGAACGTATCGCAGAAGTAACTCAATGGACACTTAAAAACAATCGCTGGATTACTCTATGACTTTAAGAACTTTTACTGACAAAAATGGTAATGAGTGGAACTGGGAGGAGACCCCAGAGGTAATTGCTGCACTTAAAGCGTATCAAAAGTTTGCTGGAAATTATCCTGGTCCTCTTTATGCACCTCATCCCTACATAAACAAAGATGGAAAAGAAACTAATTGACGATTGCTTTTATGTTGAGAAAAAAAAGTATGGACTATGGGATTCAACAGACCTTGAAGGAAAAGGATTGGTCACGGCTCTCACTGAAGAGTCATGTATATCAGGCACCCGTTTTTATCTTAAAGGACGGCAGGAAGGTTGGCCTGAAACCAAAACTTATGATGGGCAAGTAGGTGGAAAACTCTGATTACCCATATCATGAGTTAGATCCTACCACACCCTGGTATGAGTGGTTGTGTTATTGTGAAATTTGCCATCAACTAGATGTGAAGAATCAACCAAGCATAAGACGATATATGAGTTATCGTAACTATCTAAAATCTGTAGGTGTATTATGATGATTAGGCGATTTGTTGATTGGTTTTTTGCTCCTTCACAAAAACTTATTGTTGAAGAAATTGACACTTATTCAAAGTTGATTGAACTTCAGGATAGAATTACTGCACTTGAAGCAGAAAACGTAGAAACATCTAATTGTTTGTATGAACTGATGAATTCTATTGATGCTGTTGATGCTCGCATAGATATTTTGACAGCAGAACAATGGATTAAGGAGACTAAAGACAATGTATGATCTAGATTGTTTTGAAAAAGCACTAGCACATTTTGGAACTCGTGTGGACATTATTGTTGCTCTAGAAATAGGTGATAAGATTGATAGTGATGCTGCTTATAAAATGATTAAGGAAGAACTCAAACAACTTAAAAAAATTCGTAAGAAACACAAGGATACTGACTGCGATGACTGCTGATAGTCTTAAGATAACACAGAATGAGGATGGGTCGTTCACAATGGACTGGGATCCAGAAGACCCAAACTGGAAATGGTTGAATGGGTTGACATCCAAAGAAGTTTCAGTTATAGTACAGCAAGCAATTGAAGAAGAACTCAAACGTCATGGTAAGTAAAGTATGGGACACAATGAACGATCTTGAGATGGTAACATCCAAGATTTGTTCCGCTCGTGAGATTATTGACGCTGCGATCGATAAAATTCAAGAACATCAGTATGATAAAGCAGAAACTATGATGTCTGCTGCGTATGAGTTTCTTGAGTATTATCTGAGCGAGTTTGATGAGAAGTTTAAACTTGCTTGGCAGGAAACTGTAGTAAAAGAAAATAAAAAATTAGAAGAAGATTGTATGCCTCCTTGGGGACATAGTGACTTAGAGTATCTTTCTCAAGATTGGGGCACGACTGTAAGTAGTGTGCGATATACTGATGAAGAACTTGATGCGATGTGTGATAAAGCAGAACTTGATGCTCAAGTAGAAGAAATCCGTAAAGCAGGTGGATATGAATGGACACCAGAAGTCAAAAAAGATGTTGTGACCCGATGGATTCTTCCTGTTCAAGAAGCAAAGGATATGGATACTGATGAAACAGAATACTTTGTTTCATTCCCACAAGACTTGTTAGAAGCAGCAGACCTCAAAGAAGGTGATGCAGTCCATTGGATTGATAACAACGATGGTTCTTATACCATTCGTAAATCTACTAAACCACTTGGATCTGATGAGTGCTGATGTATACACTCTATATGCTACAAGGTCTTGCTCCATTTGTTGGCGGTTTATGCCTTGATAATTACCTACACAGACAAGGAGAACTCTGTAATATTAGAGATTATCCAGCAAAAGTGACAAAATATGATCCACAAGACCCCGAAAATGCCTGCTATCGTGATGGCATTTTCTACCCCCGTTGTAAAGACTTGGAGAACCCTGAAGTATGGCACTATCACAATCTGTTGAAGAATCGTTAAAGGAAGCAGAGCAATCTCTGCGAAATGCATTAGCATATGCTGCACGTCAAGAGCGTCCGATGGTTTGTAGTGTGATCGCTGATCTAATCAGTCGTATTGAATCTCTACAGACTACAGATTCCTTGCTTGACAAACTCGAAAACCGAAAACCAGGTGATTCTGGTTTCTTTGGTACATTTTTTAATCGTGGAGATGACGAGTAATGGTTAATCCAGTCCATGTTGTTGGTTATGGAATGATTGACGCTTTGGGTAACAATCCTAGCGATTGTTTTCCAAGGTTTTTGGATGATGTAGATTATTCTGTGGATTTTCATCCCATGATTGAACGGGGTGAAAAGATCACCAGGGGTCTGATGGTAGACTATGAAACTCTACAACTGCCAGATCTTGATCCCAAATTGATGCGAACCTACACAAGGTCACAACTTCTTGCATTCCATGTTGTAGAGCAGGCACTTAAGATGTCTGGTCTGAAACCACAGCAGGAAGTTGCCGTGATCTTTTCATCTGCTTCTAATTCCTATGAGGCAGGTAACAAGATTGTAAATGATTTGTATAATAACAAGCGAATCAATCTGCGGAAACTGGTAAACATTCTGCCTGATATGATTCCATCTCACCTGTGTGGACATTATGGATTCATGGGAGCATCTGTTTCCATGTTGGCATCATGTGCAACCTCAATGTTTACCATGGAGTATGCTCAACGCCTGTGTGATGAATATGAATATGTTGTGGTTGGATCGTCTGACTATAATGTGAACGTGGAACTGATGTTATATTTTCAGGCACTTGGTGCCCTTGGAAACTATAACTGCCCATTTGATGACAAGCGTGAAGGTTTCATGATGGGTGATGGTGCTGGATGCCTGATCCTACAATCCAGTCAGAAGGCAAAGGAGTATGGTAGCACCATTCACGCCACTCTATACCCCGCTGGAATGGCGTCTGATGCCCTGGATATGACTGCTCCAGCACCTGATGCCAGAGGCGCCAAGATAGCGATTACAAAGGCGCTGAAGAACGCTGATATGCATAGTCCTATGCCCATGATCATTGATGCTGTATCGGGTCATGCAACCTCCACATTCATTGGTGATCCGATTGAATATATGGCAATCACGGATGTTCTTGATAAGACTCCAATCTATGCACCAAAGAGTAAGATTGGGCATACAATCGGCGCTGCTAGTATTCTTGAAACAATCTATGCAATTGAGTCGATGAAGAACAGAGTCATCCCTCACATCCAGAACCTAAATAAATGTTCACTTGACAGAAAAGAATGTCTTGTCAAGGAGAATCTAGAACTACCAAACCGAACACTTCGCACTCTCAACAATTCATTTGCCTTTGGTGGTAAGTGTATCAGTCAAGTCATCGAAGTGTGATATAATACTACAAGTGGAGATTTAAGTATGACAGAACCTGCATTTTGGGATTTTAAACTGAAGCAAGGAAAGGAACCTATCTGTGCTTCATTGATTGAAAACTTTGATAAACTTTATATTGAACTGACTCATTTTGCTGGTATGGCAGCACACTGGTCGCTTCCTTATTTCAATCCTTTGGTTGTGGATCCTGATACTGGAGATCAGAATCCATTGTATACTGGTAACTGGACAACTCTTCCTGTTGGTTATGTTGATGAGGAGAAGTCTGTAAGTCCAGAGTTCCTTGAATTTAAGGAAGAACAAGAGAAGAAACTCGATCTGAGTCTGGATGATACTATTAGGAAACTGCGTAAGCGTGGTCTACCTGTACTTCATAATCTGATCTGGAGAGCAGAACGAGATAAGAAACTGGCGAATGCTTTCCTCGGCACACTTTATCCTGGTTGTGTGGTGAATCGTCATAAAGGTTGGACTAAAGAATATGTACGAGTGCATCTGGGACTTGCCTGGGACGATGATGCTGCCACGATTACTGTTGGTGATGAGACTCGAACCTGGAGTGATGGAGATATTCTGGCATTTCGAGATCAAGGTCCATATTTTATCAGCATGAAGAATGAAAGTAAGGACCAAGATCGACTCTATCTTTCGTTTGACTTGAGTGTAGATTACCTGAAAGAATATATTGACATCGAATGACACAAGAACCAGAATTTTGGGAAGATTATTTGATGGATGAGCCCATATGTCGCACATTTATGCGGTATTGGAGATTCATTAAGTGGGAACTCATTATCAAATCTAAACTATTTCCAAAGGTCGGTGGATCTTCTTACAAATGGATGAATCCTTATCCAAAGTATAAGATTACCGATCCACAAACTGGTCAAAAGGTGAGAATGTATGATAATACCTGGGATGTTCTAGCTCTCTCCAGATTCAGCGAGTCATATCATCATGAAGTGAATATGATCGTAAAGAAGTTGCAGGGAGGAAAGGATCTCGACATGTTAATTGATCAGTATCGATGGATATTAACACCTGTAATTCATAATATTATTAAAAAACCAGAAAAAGAAGGAATACTTGCGAATATGTTCCTAAGTATGCTATCTCCTGGTACAATTATCAGACCTCATCAAGGATACTCTAAAGATTATATGAGAGTTCACTTGTGTCTTGTGGAAGATCCTGGATGCCAGATAACTGTAGGAAACGTGACAAAAACGTGGAAGAATGGTAAAATATTAGCATTTAAAGATGGCGGTCCATACTATCATAGTGTAGTCCATAATGGAAAGAAAGATAGATATGTTATGTCGTTTGATCTTAAGTTAAGTTACCTGGAGAAGTATTTAAAATGAGCAAGAAAATAGCATTTTGGGACTCTTATTTTGAAGATGTTCCAGTATATAATGAACTGATTGAAAATTATCCAGTAATTAAAGAAGAAGTCCTTAACTTTTGTGAGGCACCTTTATCGTTATTTGATTATCCACGATACCAAATTGATGGTAGAAATCTATATGAGCACTATTGGAAGGCAGCACCTTTAACAAAGTTTGAGGGTGAGTTTATGTCATCTTATGCTAGTGAGCAAGAGATGGCATTTCTAAAAGTTATCATTGAAAACTCTAGAAAAAAATGTCCAGTAACAACGGGAATACTCAGAAAGTATGAAGAAGAACTAGACGTTCTTCATAATTCTTTTATCAGCAGATTGGTTCCTGGTTCAGTTATCAATCCTCACACTGGATGGACTGATAATTACATGAGAATGCATCTTGGAATCTCATGCGATCCTGGATGTAGAATTACAGTTGGTGATCAAACTAGAACATGGGAAGATGGAAAGATCCTTGCATTCAAAGATGGTGGACCCCTTAAGCATTCTGTTGTGCATGGTGGAACAAAAGAAAGGATTATTTTATCAGTTGATGTCAAGATTGATTACCTAAAAAGATATGTTGCAGAGATGCATTATTAAGCAGTGTAACATGATCCCAAAGAAAACATTAAGTTTCTAGATAGTATTATATTGGAATGCTAACATTGAACTACATCGCAGGAAACTCTATGTCACTCCCCAAAACCAGCACGGCTGACCTCACAACTGAAGAATGGAACGAACTTGTTGCCCTAAAAGAGGCAATTACCTATCGTCCAGCATCTGTTTCTGCAGAAAAAATGGAGAAATTTGCTCAATTAATGGTCAAAAGTCTGGAAGGGAAGTGTGATCCACCCACTCCAAAGAACTGGCGTGGTAGTTCTTTGAGTGAATAAAAAAATAAATATATCATCATGATCACTTAAAACATATAAAGAACACCATCCTGAAGACTCTCACGATCCTACACCACTGGAACTTTATTGTGATGCCAATCCTGATGCATTAGAGTGTAGAGTGTATGATGACTGAGACCAGTTTGTAAACTGGCACACTGGGTCTTCTGGTTCGCTGGGAGACCCATTATAATATGGAGGTAATCAACGAAACGCCTCATGGCAACCCGCTCTCGGATTGGTATCGAACTCCTTGATGGTTCTATTCTCTCTGCTTATTCCCATTGGGATGGTTATCCTGAGTGGTTGGGTCGTATCTTGAAGACTCACTACAATACCAAATCTCTTGCCGCTGAACTGATTGATGGTGGTGATATGTCCTGTGCCTGGACAGATGAGCGTTGGGATGGTTCTGGTGTGAAGGGTGTTTATGGTCCCCAATACTACTCTCAACGTGGTGAAGATTCTCCTCCTCGCCTTGATGCAAACTTGGCAGAGTATCTTCAGAATGGTGAAGAGTTTGCTTATGTCTACACTCAATCTGAAGGTTGGTTGTGCTATGATACTTGCGATTGGCACGATTCTTACTTGGAAGGTGTAGAAATTCCCTCTGGTGCATTGGCAGTCTAAAAACTGGCACAAGACCCGCCCACTCGGCGGGTTTTCTGCTATAATA